CCACACATTAAGGACAAGCAATATTCAACCAAACGTATATTTAAACGAATCGGCAAAGGTTAAGTACAAGCTAATTTTGGCAAGGGCAAGGGTAATGGTAAAAAGGATAAAGTAAAAGGAGATGGCATTTATGAAAGATATTAACCCTAGCATTTCAGCGTTTGACACTGAATCAGCATTAGTAAAATTTTTGGATATGGATGAGAGAGATAACCTGGAGATTCCGGCACACGTTCTTAACCCATTATTAAGAGTATTGGAAACGCTAAAAAGACCATGTAGTGCGTCAATGTTCTTTAATGGAGAACAACAAAAACCGTTTTACATGGTTACAAGAATAACTCCTATACAGTAAAAATGGCACACCCTTGCCATTTAATATAATTTGGAGGATTACCAATGGATAACGTAGTCAATCTTAAACCAAATCCTATCCACGATATGATAGATGAACTAGTAAGACAGAAGGACAACATCGACCAAATGATTATCTGCTTTGTCGATAAAGATGGGACATTCTATTCTAAACCTGCTTGCTATTCGTATGTAGATGCGGTTGGTATGGTCGGAATAATGCGAGAGAACCTAACTTTTATGGCTCATAATGATGAGTTTGATCCGATACCAAGGAAGTGAAATCATGGGAGAGAACAGAGCATGTAAAAAGTTCAACCCAACAGACCCTACATATGAAAAAACCAACTGCGCTTCATGTACATTCTGGGGTGGAGAGAAGTGTGTGGATGAAAATGGTGCTATAGCGGTGGGATTGCTGGCAGAGTTTAATTGGTGAAAGGTGATGACAAATGGCAGAGGTAAAAGTGAAGAAGGCTGATGATGCTGTGTCTAAGCCTAAGATAAAGCAGAGTGATTTGCCGACGTTGGAAGCTGTGCAGAATGAGCTAGGTAGAAGAAGATGTCAATACTTTATTGAGAAGTTTGTTAAAATTGAGGATATGGATGCTATTGAAGTAGGCGGAGAAAAGGCTACTCCGTTCACCCTATGGCCTAAGCAAGTTGAGGCGTTGGAGAGTCTTATCGCTAATCGTCTTAATATTGTATTAAAAAGTCGCCAACTCGGCCTAACCTGGCTTGCATTGGCAATAGCGGTATGGAATTTAATATATCTTCCTGGTTACACAGTAGTTGCATTGTCTAAAACAGAATCACCGGATGCCAAAGAACTCATTAGGCGAATGGAATTTATTCTTTCTAATCTCCCTAAATGGATGATAACTCCTAATCTGAAGGAGTTCTCGGCCTATAAAGGGTTAAAGTGGGAGTCCACAGTCTTAACTATAACGATATTGCACAAACCTTATCCAAGTGTGTTAACTTCTTTGTCGGCTGGACCGGATAGCGGTCGCTCATTTACAGCTAACCTTGTTATTCTTGACGAATGGGCTTATCAACAGTGGGCGAGGGAGATATTCTCTGCTGCATATCCTACGATTAATAGACCGACAGGGGGGAAGGTAATTGGATTAAGTTCGGCAAAACGTATGACGATGTTTCAAGAAGTATGGACAAAAGCTACTCAGGGAGTAAATACATTCTCAAGGATATTCTTGCCATGGAGTACAGATCCAAGAAGAACTCAGGAATGGTATGAGCAAACTAAAAAGGATTTAGGGGAACACTTAACAAAGCAGGAATACCCATCTACACCCGAGGAGGCTTTCGAGTCAGCAGATGGTGTTGCTTTTCCTGAGTTTAGCTATGATTTGCATGTAGTAACTCCGTTTAAGATTCCCGACCACTGGCGGCGTTGGCGGTCGTGCGACAATGGTTACACTGACCCCTTTGCGTGGTACTGGTACGCGGTGGATGAGGGTGGAACGGTTTATATCTACAGAGAGTATACAAGGGAACCTAAGGACCCCAAGGTAAGTTATTCAGATCAAGCCAGACAAGTTGTTTTGAAGTCAGGCTCAGAACGCATTGGCTTTACTGTGGTAGGGCATGATGCGTGGTCGGTTCATCCTCTTACCAAAAGCAATAATACTCCGCAAGGCAAATCTATTATCGACTTTTATATCGAGGGTGGCGTAACCGATTCATTGAGAGCGGTAACCGATAGGATGCTAAGAAAGGCTGCTTTTCATGAATACTTAAAACCTTACTATGACGAAAATACGGAAAAGTTAACGAGCAAAGTAAAGATATTTAGTAATTGTACAAAAATAATTGAGACGTTGCCACAATTGCTGATAGATGAAAAAGACCCTGAAAAGATTCAAGAATGTGCGGTAGATCACTGGGCAGATTCCGTAGGATATGGATTAATTTCCCATCACAGCAATAAAACGGAATTAGAATTTACGGTTGATTATGATAATCTGCCAGAAGACGTTCTTGAGGATATTTTCAACTGTAAAAATAATGAAGAACGTCAATATATCCTTTCAAAGATTGGTAGAATGCCTCAAAAAGTGGTATAATATAAGAGTGGATAGGGAGAGCTACCCGAGCAAATTAAATAAAGAAAACTCAAGGCACTCAATCGAGTGTCTTTTTTCATGCCTAATTTTAGGAGGTGATGCACTTTGATTGATGCCATAAAAAATCTCGGCAATAAGGTGGTGAGCAAGATTAAGCAGAAGGTTAAATCGGCTAAAGAAGAATCCGAACAACAAGAAAAGCTGAAGAAGTGGCAAGACAAATTAGCAGAAGCTCAGAACTCAGACCTTGACGTATTGCGAGACGAACGAGAAGCCATCTATCTAGGAACTTCCGTTGTAGATGCCAATGTTAACCAACGCACATCGAACGGAAAGCGCAAACAAGCCAACAACGTAGTTAACCTAGTCCTAGAGTTCATCGAAACAGGTGTAGACTCTACAATTCCACAACCCTCAGTCAGAACTAAGCTCCCAGGCTATGAAGTACAAGCCACAATGATCGAAGATTCCCTCACCTCTGACATAACAGAACTCGGCATGACGGCCATTAATGATGTAAACGAGCGCATAACCCCGGTGCAGGGCTACTCTGCAATGCTCGTAGGTTGGAACCCAGACTTTAAACATCATCTTTACCGTGGGGAATTGGAGATAGAGTCGATTCATCCTAAACGAATCGTCCCACAACCCGGAGTATTTTCCTTGCAAGCCATGGACTACTTCTTCATCTTGTCCTCGGTCACAAAGAACTACATCAAGAAGCGTTATGATGTGGATCTCGAAAACTCAGGCGAACAATTTCCCAACATAAGCACAGTCAATAACACTTCTCAACCGAATAACCCCGACATGGTTACGGAAGTTGTGTGCTGGTATCGCAATGACGATGGCGAGATTAGTAAGTTGACATGGTGCGAGGATGAAATTTTAGAGGACTTGTCAAACTTCTATGCAAGGCGCATTAACGGCAAGATCCAGAAGTTCGAGACACTTGCAACAGAAGTTACCCTCTCGCCTGTCAACGGACAACCCGGTGAAGTCCTACCCGTAGGCACAGAGGTTCCCTATTTCACTCCAACACGCTACCCATTAATCATTCGCGAAAACATTCCCTTGAACTTCCATTTCGGTGGACAATCTGATGTAGATGTAATCCGCGATCAACAGGACGCTTATAAAAAGGTAGTCTCCACAATCGAAGAAAAGATACTACGTGGCTCCGTAGTAATCACGGCATTAGATGGGCACAAACTAAACCTTTCCAACGAGCTATACGGAATCATCAGAGGCAATCAATCCGAACTAGCCGCGCTCAACGTAAAGAACTTATCCGCTAACATCTCGAACGACCTGGCCTTTGCCCAACAACAATACAAGGCAGCACAGTCTACCCTCGGAATTACAAACTCATACCAAGGCAAATCAGACTCAACAGCAGTATCTGGCCTAGCGAAGCAAATCCAAGTACAGCAAGCATCCGGTCGTTTGCGCTCAAAAGAATCAAATAAATACGCCGCATTCAAGGATCTCTACCAGACCATGTTCGAGTTTAAGCTTGCTTTTTACGATGAACTTAGACCATTCGTGACAAAGGATGCTAATGGTCAGGATTCATATGGTGACTTCAATAAATATGCTTTCCTAGTTCGGGACAAGGCAGGAGAACTTTACTACAACACTGACTTTATCTTCAATGCTGATGCGGGCATGGGATTACCGAGAGACAAAATGTGGCTATTCAACCAAGCGACTGAAATGCTGAAGTATGGAGCATATAACCCCGGACCTGCCTCTGTTGTTTTATGGACTCAATTGGTAGCTCAGAAGTTCCCTAATGCCAAACCTGTTTTAGATGCCATTAATAAGCAAATGGAAGCACAGTCGAAGAACGCACCGCAACCTGTGCCGAAAGTCAGCATTGCCTATAAAGACCTTATGCCTGACGCTCAATCGCAGATACTACAGAAGCAAGGTATCAAATCTCAAGGAGGACAACCCGAGCAAATGGGACAACTATTACAATTGCCACAACAACCTCAAGCAATAGAACCACAACAACCCGCACAACCGCAGGAAATGCCACCACAGGGCACAGAACAGCCTATGGATACGCAACAATCGCAACCGCAGGTAAACCCACAGGATCAAGTAATGAAAGTCGTACAGGAAGCTTTGGCTAATATGAGTCCCGAGGAACAACAGGCGTTTAAAAATGCACCGGACGAGAAAAAGATGCAAATAGTTCAAATGTTAATGGAGCAACAAGGACAATCACAAGAAGGAGGACAACAGTAATGGCAAAGAAGCCAACTTTCAAATCTAAGAATAGTATTGGAAGCTCAGGGGAAATGGTCGGAGGTCCAATGAAGAAAGGGAATGGACCATCTCCAACGAATGGTAAAAAGCCATCCGTTAAAATTGACATCATGTTAGCTAAGGCAATGCCGGGGATTGGGATGCCACCAAAGAAGGGAGGTGGATCAACGATGGCTAAGAAGTCTGCACCTAAATCAGGTAAAAAAAGGCGGTATGGGAAAGAAGCCTTGCTAAAATATTAACTAAAATCCGTGGTCGTTTCAAATGACCACGGAACATAAGCCAACTGATGAGTTACTAAGTAGTGGCTCTTATTTTATGCCCATCTTTATTTAAGGAGGTGGTAATAATGGCAAAGGAAACAGCAATGAAAATCCCACAAAACTCTGCAGGGTATATCAAGGCAACCAACA